GTGCATAGCGCCTTTGACGCGCGCATACTGATCTTTAAACGCCTCTTTCCATCCGAAACTACCACTAACTCGCTTAATGTCCGCGGCTTTGGTATCGCCTTGCGACTGAATCTCAACGACAGCTCCCGGTGCCACTTGCAAATTGTCAGTAGCTCCCGACGCGGCGTTAGTTACCGCTAGGATCTCGAACATCTCGAATTTAAGCGAATCTATCGCGTCCTCGTTTAATTGGTTGAGTACGTCATTCTGTTCGCGCAATGCCGATATTTCCGACTCGCCTAGCGATTGTGTGATAAGCTCGTTTACCGGAAATTCCTGTATCGGTAAGAAGTCGAGTCCTAAAGGCGCTTTTTCCTGTATAGTTTCGAGTAATTTTAAGTCGCTCTCGCGATAAATAGCCTCCTCGATATAGGCATTGCCCGCGTCGTCTAGCGAGTATTTTTGTATGCGTAAAGCCGGCACTTCTTCGCCGTTAATTTCATATTCGACCGGCTTAACGAGATTAGCGCCGATTAAATCCTCGTAATCATCTTCCGAGTAAATCGGTATATACTCGTAATCGGGACGGAATACCCAGCGTAGCTTGCCTGTCCTATCATTGTAGGATATGACGCAAACAACTCGGTCGGCAATAAGCCTATCCCGCGCCGCTTGTACGAGCTTAGCCCGCATTTTGTTTTCGTCCCATAACTGATAAAGTAGGCGCTCATAATTTTCGGCTCGTTCGTTTTCCTTACGCTGTGCCTCACTCGGCTCGTAATCGTCCGCAAGTACGTCCTCTATCGGGTCTATTTGACGGCGAGGTACGCTTATGCCGTGTCGGCCTCCCATTTGCCAGCGAGCCTTGCGGTCGACTATCGCCTTAAAATAGTTGGTAGCGTACTTAGTCGGGTCATAATCTAAGCCGGGTGGTCGCGGCAACTCGTCCGCTTTAACAAGGCGACCATATTCGTCGCGATGCTGTTTGCCGGCGTAGTAGTCGTAATTATCAAGCTGTAACGATATTCGCTCGGCGGTTTCTTTGCCTAGCGCTTGCCGATAAGTATTGAAGATAAGCGCGTTCATATCGTCCGGCGACATAATGTGCCGGTCTGCAAAAAACTTCGTCAATGTATCGTCCTCCTTTCCGTTTGTGATTGTATTACCAGCGGTTCATACGTTTAACCGTCCTAACCCTCGCCTGTCTCTCGCTTGCCGTCAGGTTAAGCATTGCGACTGAATCTGGAAAGTCGTCGTGATTGTGCATGCCGTACATCTCAAACTGTTCCATTTCCGGCGAGTTTTGAAACTTGCGATGGAATCGTATCTTGCCGGACTGTATGTCGGGCAATAGCGCTTCGATACGCATTGATTTACGCGCACCGGCATGCTGTTTAATCTTTTTAAGACGGGTATATGCCGGATAGCCCGCGTTTTGCAAGCGATCCCTCATGCGGTCAGCGATAAACTCTTGCATCGCTTGCGCCTCGACGCCTAGCCCGTCGTATTCCTCGCGCATAGTGTATTCGACTACTTTGTCGATAAGTATATCGGGATGTACCCGTTCCATAAACGCGTCGTATATGTATAAAGTGCCGGTATCTACGTTTACCGCGCCGGAAACAATAACGGAGTAATCTCCCTTTTCCTTGCCCATTGCTACGTCTACTGCGCCATATTTTAGCGTATCTATCTTGCTCAAGTCCTCGTCGTCAAACCACGTAAAATGTTCCGGCCTAAAGATTTGACGCTCCTCGTCCGTCGGATTATTTTGATATTCTTGGTTAAACGATTTGGCGCCCGAATCCTCGCGAATACGGATAAGCTCATAATAAGTCCAGTATCCGTCCCATAATATCCGAGTACCCGCAAGCATGTCGGCTTTATTCTCCTCGTAAAACCGCTTAGCGTTTTCGTGAGCGTCCGGACTATCCTCGCGATATAGCTTTCGCCACTCATCCCATAAGTCCGTGCGATCGCTAAACTTTTCTATCGCCGCGTATTGTTTACTCTCGAAATCTCTCCGCTCCTCGATTACGTAGTGTAATAAAGAGCCGTAGCAAAGGATTGTACCGAGATAGATTACCAGCCCGTCTTTAGCCAGCGCCGGCAACATTGAGTCGTTAAACCACGCCTTAGCCTTCGCAATTTGCTCCGGGGTGCTTGTCGATTCGTCCGACTCTATATCGTCTAAAATAAACAAGTCGGGACGCGTCGAGCCGTGCCTTAGTCCGCGCACTTGCGTGCCAAGCCCTTTTGCCTCGACCTTAATATTGCTTGACGTGATAAACTCGTGTTTGTTATCAAGCTCGTTACGACTTGCTTGCTCGTGGAGCAATTCGCCAAAGTCGCGCCTTAGCTTTTCGTTGAGCTTAAGCTGGTACCGTCCCCACGTGATAAAGTCGCCGGCGGTATCGGTTGTCTCCGAAAATAGTACGATATATCGCCTATGCCTAAAAACGATTTGATGGACGAGAAAGATATTCGACAGCCATGCCGTTTTAGCGTGCCGTCTAGGACAAGCCCATGCGATGTGGCGGTCGGCATTGCCGCGGGTAACCTCGTCTAGCATGTCGGTTAAGAGCTTATGGAATCGCGCGGCATTGCTTACGTTAACGCCTTCCGGAATCAAGTTGTCCGGATTGTCTGGGTTGCCGTCCTCGCTGAAATATTCCATGCCGAAATATAAAACGTCATATTCCGCGCGATGGATGCGTTTAAGCCGTATAAGCTCCTTTTTATTCGATATTAGCGTTTTAAGCTGTGACGGCAATAATTCGCCCTTTTCGCGCAATTTCTCGAGCTTGGCGTTGACGGATTCGAGTAGGTCAATACGCTTGCGGCGCGCCTCTCTGTCGAGCCATTTGCCGTTCACATGCGCCATTAGTTATCGTCCTCCTCGTCCTCCATTGCTTCTAACTGCTTTTCTAACTCGGCCAGCTCGTCCTCTAAATCGTCATTACTGCGTCCGCCCCCGCCTATGTTGACGTCGACTTTGCTTGTGCTATCGACAAGGCCCTCAATCTTCGCAAACAAGTCTAACGCCTTCATGGACGGTGTCCCGTTAGTTCCGATGATTGATCGCCTTAACGATTTTAAAAACAGACCGCTCATGTCCGAGATGTAATTCTGCATGACCTCGCGTCGATAGTCGATAAAGTCTTGATTCTGCGTCCGCCAGCGATATAACGTCGCTCTATGTACGTTACATGCTTCGGCTATCTCGTCTTGCGTTAAGCGATCCTCTTCGGATGCTAATTCGTTATCTAAAAGCATATAGACCGCTTTTAGTTGATCGGCGCTTAGTCTTTCCTCCAATATTTCACGCCTTGTTCGTCTGCTCATACGCCTCACCTCCTTTTGATGTTCGCCTAAAATGCGTTTAAATACTGTTTTAAGCCGTTTATAGCGTTTTTAATACTTTTATGCCTGCTGGTATTTAAAACGCCTAGAAACCGCCTTAAATCGACGAATAAGGCTATTTGCGTATTGCTTGCGTTGACAAGCGTGCGATGTTACGGTAGATAGGGCGATTTGCGTCCGTTTTGGATTTCGTATCGCTGTCGCTACTCCCCGACTTTAAAAATTTTGTCGGAAATGTTTCCGCGCTAGGCGAATAGGCCGTATTTATAACGCCCCCGCCCCGTCTGCGCTCCCGCCCTCTTTATGCATTCCGCTGCATATCGTATTCATTTTTAGTTTACATAATGTTTATTTTCGGAAGTTGGCACGTCTTATAAACCGCGTCAAATCAACGTTCTTAAACTCTATTAAAATTATCGTTTATACATCGTTTATGCAATAAAACAGATAAACGTTGTAATGACGCGACTTTGCGTTCGTTTTGCCGAACTGTATTAGTTATTAACGATGTAATTGCGTTTGTATAATCGAACCCCGTGAGTTTTCGAGGCGTCTTCGTGCTGAACGGCTTGCCTAGTAAACCGCCGATAACAATCTTGTTATACTCGTACTATAACACGTTGCTCTACGCCGATTGCCGTCTACCTATCCCTACTATATATGGCGCACATATAGGCGCACGCAACATCGCCCCATATAACGCCTATGCTATGCGACCATATAGCGCCTATGCTACCATGCCCCTATTCGTTCATATAACGCCCATACAGGCGTCCTATACCGCTAGCCTATGCGATAGCCCTATACGCATATACTACGCCTATATGGCGCTTATGGGCGTATGGGCGTCGCAAAGGGGAAACTTTTATTTTAATTTTGAAGGGGATTATATATCTCCGACCATACCTATACAGATATATAAATATCTCCGTTAAGGTATGTACTCCATATATTACTTAGATACTTATAATATCAGCTCAATATATCCGTTAGATATATCCGTTATATACGCCTATTACGTTATATACTTATAAGCCGTTTAATCTTTTATATGATTGATTCCGAC